CATATTAGAAAGTATATGCATTGGAGTCCAGGTTCCCGGAGTTCCGCCAGCGGTGCAAAACCAAGCGTAAGGAACACCAACAGCAGCAGCTTCATTGACTACAACGGAGTTCTGCTCCCACTGTCCACTAGTCGGCGCAGCGGTTCCAAAACTGGCAGTTGCCGTTCGACCTAAGATGAGGGGTTTGTACCCCTCCCAAGTATTTTGTGCCATTGTTTTACCTTAGTACATCCTGATCCATTGGGCGTTATCCGGATCTGCCACTAAGTACGCAACGCCATGGGTCGCGCCTAAAGCAGTTGGAGAAGCAATCCCAATGAAAGTATTCGAGCCCGTCGCCCCTGAAAGTGTAATCGCAGATCCCAAGTTAATCAGGGTCAGTGCCATGTTTTTTCCTACAGCTAGCCCGTCGCCAGTTGTGGGATAAGACAATGGGCCAACCGGAGAAAGTTTCAGGGTTGCCGCGCCAGTTGAGTTAAATACCATAACATCCGATGGATATATGGTTGTGTCCGTTGCGGACTGGGCCATAGCGCCGCCGACAGGAGCACTAAATGATAGTGTCCACGCGACGCTAGTTCCCGTAAACGAAGTCGTCCCCCTAATAGAGGCTAGAATTGGATTAATCATTTTACTGTCCTACGGTTCTTAGAATACCCGAATCCAGCGCATATTCGCTCTGTCAGAGATAAACTTAGCCGTTCCGTTAGTTGCAGCCAATGTGCCAGGAGATGCAATTCCAACCAATGTATTAGAGTCTGTGGCTCCAGATACCGTGATCGTGTTGCCGAGATTAATCAAGTTAATCTCCGTCTCATGACTAACGCCCAAACCGTCACCAGTTGTGGGATAGGATAGCGTCATCGGAGGAAGCGTTAGTGTAGCAGCGTTTGTGGAATTGAAAACCATATAGTCGGACGGATACACGGTTGTATCCGTAACCGACTGTGGCAGTTTTCCAGAATAAGAAAGAACCCATGCGCCCGTTGTGGCGGTGTAGGTCGTTGTACCCTTATTCGATACTAAAACTGGATTGTACATGTTGTTTGTTTCCTATGTCTCTGTTAACCCTTAGCTAACTAGACCAGTGCCGACCATCTTGAAACAGGTACGCGGAGATGCAACAATAAGGTTTCCGCCGAAAATGAACTGACCAGAAACATCCAAGGTGTTCTGCGCTTCTTTGAAGCCAGTGAATCCAAACTGAAATTTCTTGTTATCGCTAACATAGAGTTCCAAATACTTGGTATTCAAGCCGAGGATTGCGCCCAAAGTCGAGCCAGCACCGTAGCCAGTGACAACATCCTGGAAATACTTGCTAATAACCACATCAGCAGAGTTGAACCGGAAAGAGTCAAAGCCAACCTTAGCCAAGTCGGTATCGTTGTTGGTGTAGCGCTGCAACGGAGTTGTGGCGTTCCAAATACGGTTCCATGCGCCCAGAGTGACGATCAGCATATCGGGCCGATCATTCGAGAAGCTAGCATAGTTATATGCGCGATTCAGATCATTCAGCGAGAAGGTGCTAACTGCGCGGCTTGTATAGGAGTTGATTCCGTTTACGTTTGCGTAGGTAGTATCGTCACCAGCGCTATTGCAGGTCCACACATCGGCGCGAGCAATCCCGCCAACTGTTGCAAAGGATTGAACATAGGTGGTTCCACCAGTGTAAGTACTATTGCTAGTGCCATCGTCAATCCACGCCATCAGTCCGTCCAGATGTCGAGTCGAAGATGCAGAACCAGAGCCGTCACGATAGAGATTGAGCGCCAGTGCTTGTGCCATCGAGAGAGAAGCATTGTTCATCTTGCTCTCAACAATAGAGAAGGCTGCGTTTTCGCCACGGTTCAAAACATCGTCTGTACCGAATAGAGACACGTTAGCATAGTAGAACTTTGCGTTAACTACAAATGCGGTGTCGGTCTTGCGATACGAAATATCGAACATATCGCCACGGGTGAATGCATCGGCAACCAATGAGTTGTAAGTCAAAGGCCGCTGAATCTGTAAGCCACCGGGCCACACGTTCTTGCGGGAGAGAATACGGGTTAACAGAGGATCGTTTTTGAAGATAACCTCTGTCGCTTTGGGCACGATATGATTCGTGGTGAAAGCGTTAATATCTTGATACGTTAATGCCATGCTTTTCCTCTGCTAAGGATCGAAAGCATGGACTTACATGCTAAACTAACCCTGTGTCTTCCTAAACTCGTCCGCGTATTTACTGGCAATTGCCCCGCGTCCAAGTACCATGCCCTCATAACCAGAGTCAGTACCCTCTTGACTAACCGCCTTCTGTAAGAAGCCGGATAATCCCGATCCCTGATCTGTCGGAATCAGCCCTTGACCATCTTTTGATCCAGCGGCCTTTTCCTTTAATTCCTTCTGCGCCTCATCATAGCCAGCCTTTTTGGCTTCAGCCTTGATTATGTCTAACTCTGCCTGTTTCCTAGTAGCGCTCTTGTCTTTATAGATAGCGTCGTAGACCTTATCCAGATCCCACTCTTTCATTTCAGCAGACTTATTAAACAACTCGGTTCCGTCTAAAACATCTCCATATTCCTTGTATGCACGCATAACCAAGGTCGGAACTTTCAAACTAACGTAAGTGTGCCCCTGCAATGAGGTATCCAATTGTGCGGCTCTGCCCGTCACATCGGTTGTTAACTTGTCTACATCAGCTTTCGATGCGATACCGCGAGTAGTAATCTCTTTGTCGAGATACTGCTTCATTTGTTCAAAATCCATATCATCACCCTTGCCTACTACTACAGCCAACAGTCGCTCTGCTTCATCTCTCGCTGCCTTTTCCCCTTTGGTCATTTCAGCAGCATCGTCCCAATGCTCCGTGCGCCATTGTTCCCACTGCATTACATGCGGCTTCAATCTTTGCGCCCACTCGGCATCTTTCTTAATCCCAGATACTTCATCCATCTTTCGGCTATAGTCATCATTTCTGAGCCAGCCGTTTTTTAGCTCTGGATATTGGTCTGCTATCTGAGCAACTGTTTTGCGGTGATTTTCATCCGGCACAATTTTAGCCAAGATGTCATCGAAAATTGCCATCTATTCTCCCAGTCAAAGCCAGCTATCAGTTAGTTAATCCTGCTGTTTCCAGCGCCAAATTACTAAGCGATGCCTTTTGGCTGCATCGTTATCTTTGCGTTAAGGTTCGTCTGCTACTACTGCCCGAGGGGCATTTGCTGTGGAGATTGCGCCCCACTTTGCGATCCAGCACCCGGCCCAGGACCAGCCCCAGGACTACCGGAATTTTGGAGTTCACTCATAATCATCTGCCCAGCTTCCGCAATCTTGCGGAGCAGTGGCATAATACTTGGTTTACTTTGCGAAGCAACCTGGACAACTTGATCCAAAACGGTTGCTAATTGCTGCATTTGCTGCTTGAGGAAATCTCCACTAGGGTCTTGCGATTGCCCAGAAGCCCCTGGAGCCCCTTGTCCCCCGCCCAATCCGCTAGCATACTGGCTCATATCGGGAGCCTGTTGTGCCTGAACGCCTGGACTCATTGGAGGATTTTGACTAACTGGCCCCACTTAGTACTTGCCTTTATGGGCCTTGCTCGCCCGAGTAGAAAGATCAATCGAGTTAGCGCCTTCAAAACCACGATCCGCAGTTCTACTCAGCGAAACCTCAAGAGAGTCGCACTGTCGCTCGCCATCCTTAGCTTCATTGTACGGAGTTGTATAAATTCTAGCTTCGCCCAATGGGAGTTTAAGCGCCCCAGTGTCATCAAATACGCCAGAAGGATGCTTCGCCGGAACGAAATCTCCCTGTGAACCTTTAAGATCGACCTTCAGGCCGGTCGTGTCGTAACTACCCTTCATCAGTATCCCTCTATTTCTATAATATAGCATGTTGCTACTAGTTGTCAAATAACGGGAAACTTTATTTTCCGTTATGCTACTTTATTATTGTCTTTCCGGCAGAAAACACATTTCCACCGTAGAAAGAAGACGGCGGATTAAATGCACTCACCATTGCGTTTACTAAACTTAATGCCGAATCTGTCAGCGCCACCGTGTAGGTATTACCCGTAGCCCAATAAGTCGTAAAAGTCGTTCCCGTGCCCGTCGTTGTTGTTGCTCCCAACGCACTCCATGTATATGGCGGAACTCCACCAGATGCAGTAAACATTACGTTAGTCAACCGTGCTACAAGAACCGAAGCGGGAGTTACGGAAAGTGGAAGAGGATTTGACACATAGAATGTCGGATAAACGGTCGTAGTGCCATCCGCCACCGTGAGTGTATAATTCCCCTGTGTTCCGCATGAAGACGCTACGGTAGACCCATCACCACTGCCCGATCCGCTGTTTGGGGAACAAGTAGACGGACCGTTCAGCGACCAAGTATAGCTAGCGGCAGGGTTATGAACCGTCCAAGAAACCACTCCCCCCGCAACAGTTTGAGATAGTGGCGTAACGGTCATAGAGGCTGTTCCAAGATTCACGGAAAATACCGAAGTCTGCCCGCACTCTTTTAACCATGACGATGTGAAGAGAATCTTAGAGAAATCGGGTGAAGCCGTCGCATGGGGCTCTTGCCAGTAGTCCTGACCTTGACTACACTGAGTTTGGCTGCCCTCTTCGCGGTACGCCATCATGTTAGCAACACGCCTGAATGTGGCGTTGCTAACAACGGGCTGCGTCGTATCAATCCGAACGGCAATCGCTTCATTTCTACCCCATCCGGGTGCTTGTGGAATAAGTCCAGGACTGGAAAAGATGGAGTACAAAAACCAACCCTGAGAAGTCCCTGAACCAGCCCCACGACCGCTCATATGTTGTGTCATTGAACCAATAACAGAACTAGCGCAGCCCGTATAGGGATCTCCAATAAATGAAATCTGCGCTCCGCTGGCCACTCCAGACCCAGTAACAGATGCGGATAAAAGAACGCTCACGTTGGCGACATAGGATAGAACAGTAGTGCCATCTGGAATACCTGTGCCTGCCGCCGTCTGCCCTACGACAACTCCGACTGTACTTGTAAAAGAGAGAGTAGCTCCCGCCGTAGTTGCAGCGGCTGTGGTTAGCAACGCAGCCGGTTGATTATACACCGTACATGGTAAATATAGCCTACGGACATAGCTTGCGTTGAGTAGTTGCCGAAAGGCTATAACATCGCCGCTGATGACGCCTGTTGCCGCATGGTTCATGACAATAGTATTCGCTGTCACGCAACCGCTACCTGTCGTCTTACATATTCCGTTAATGACCGTTGATCCTGGAAGCCCACCGGAGGACACGTTTGTGGCTACCGGACTTCCCGCTGTTGTTTTGTCAGACATATAAGCGCCAATCGCCAACTTGGAGAAATCAACGCTAGAACCAAATTGGAGGATGGTGTTCGTGCTGCCCGCCGTCACTGCGATATCTACTTCGCCGTAGGAGTCCCACGTACCGCCCTGCTGTGGTACATGTACATCAGCCAACTTGACTGCATTAAACGACTTATATCTAGTCGTGCTCTCGTAAGAAAAGGAATTGCCCACCGGGAATGCCGCCACCTCGATGCCGTTCACATCCCGTCCCACGTCCATGTGGCCTTCGTCAATGGAGCCAATCATGCCTTGGCTGGTTAAGGTGGCCCGATCAAATAGCTCAATCCCGTGGCAGGTCGTCCAAGTGTCTTCGTAAGGTTGGGGAGTTTGCTCCCACGACACGATCACGTAGTCACCATCGGGCGACATTGTGACAATATCAATTGGTTCGCTTGCCCCGCAGATTGCCGAGATATCCCGACTGGAAGAAACAGAGTGCGTGGTGTAGTCATAAACTATTAACCTAGTGGGCGTTGCACCACTTCCTGACGCACACCAGAGTACACGGTAACGATCATCTTCCGATAAATTGCTGTCACCTCCGCTCATCACGTAAGTAGTTCCAGATGGGCATTCTCCTGAAGCGCCAATCGTCCAGGAGTGCTCCGTAGTGATCGCAGCCGTCGAAGGCGTTCCGGGCGTAATCGTGATATTTTCAAGACAAGGCGTGCTTCCAGGACATACATCTCCACTGCTATAGCCAGCCCTGTTGGCATATGTCATCAGATTAGGATTCGTGTGCGACCATGATTCATCACCATTCGAAGTGGATGCTGAAGTATTTAGCAAAGCAAAGTCATAAGTTGGACTTCCGCCGTTCCACTTGTAAAAGTAGGCCGCATCCCCGTCATTCGCCGCGATGACATAGAATTCGGTTTGCGTTGAGTTGAATGCCTGTCGCCCAGAGTACGAGGTCACAACGCTGCGTGCCGCGCAGACATCCGATTGCCCCACCACATTCCACGGCGGGTTTGATGGTGTCACTCCGGTCGTTCCACCCACACTGGAAGAGTACGGGATCATCCAATACTGACTATTATAGAAGACGCCTTGAAGCACCGGATAGGGGTAGCTAGTCCAATTTCCTACATAGCACGTACTGGGTATTGCTGGAACCCTGGTTACCGCCAAGGGAAGACCAGCCGATGTATGATGACCATCAAAGTACGATCCGCCCCAGCCCGGCATAGACGTGACAGGGTATGGTGACCAAATATAAGTAGAATTGCTTAAATTCGTAAGCCACGTCGGGTCTGATGCCGCCGCCGTTAAACAGATTAGAAAAACAGCAAGTTTTCTCATAAATCTATTTATAAATCAAAAACCAATGCGTATTGGAAATTGATGTCCAAGATGTAGTTGCTGTAATAGAACCATTAAGCGCCCCACCCGTAGTCGCGTTACCCGACGCAGTTGAGTAGGGTGTGCCTAATGCAGAAACGATTGTCGTAAACGTAGCACAACTACCCGAACAATTTGTTGTGACAGCCCAGTAATAAGTGCCAGACGGGAGTGTGGTCGCAACCGTGAATGGCATATTGACAAGTCCAGCAGAACTTCCAAATAAAGTGGACCCCGCAACTGCGCCAGTGCTGGCAACCAGAGTTCCACCCGAATTATATAGTCCAATATCATATAGGTTGGCCGTATTATCAACCGCAACAGTTTTCACTAAAATCCCGACAGCCGACGTAATTTGAGCGGGAAGAGTGAAGCCAAAAACGTAAGTTCGATTCGCCGTAAAAGTCTGGCCAGCAGATGAGGAGAATGAGGAAATCTGCCAAAAATTAATAGTGCCCACCGTGGCCCCCGCATCGGCTGTGCAGGATGGGACGCCAGATGTTGAAATTGCAACAATATGCCCCACCACCGAGGTGCAGTCTATGGACTCCACTCCTCCCAGGGTGGCAGAGGTTGGATTAGGAATAGCGGTAAGCGCCGCTGCACCCACTAGCTGATGGCAAGTTGTAGGGAAGCCAGCCGCAAATGTAGGGCAAGTAACCGTCCCAGAATCCCTAAAAAATTGGTTAGCCGTAGTATTCGTAGATGGCAGTAAATACATAATGGCAGTGCCAGCCACATCATTAACCCCGATTCCAGCCGCCCCAGAGGTCACCCCAGACCACACTGAGCCGCCAGTATTTGTTGTCCCGCCTTTGTATCCATTGGGTGAATTAAGAACGCTAGAACTATCGAAAAATCCAGGGCTAACCCCAGAATCATTACCGCCATTTCCCATCATGAGGTAATTTGCTGTTAATGGCCCTAATATGTTTGTGACAGTACCCCCAGTAGAAGCCGTAGAGCTCAACACCCCAGAACCGTCAATACTCAGATTTGCCCCAACCTTAATTCCTCCTAAAATCGTAAGGCTTGCCATTGGTGGCGTCCACGTTGAAGGGTACCCAGACAATCCAGAAATAGTGGAATAATTCGTAATCGGGGATTGATACAGTCCAGACATCGCGGAAATTGCCCTGGCTCCAGTGAAGTACAAGTTCCCGCTCTCTGTAATCTGAGATGTATTCGTAGGGATGGCACTCCCCAAGGCATTAAAGTTGTTGTTGATCTTGCCCCTTGCCGCTGGAAACAAATCCGTACCGTTGATTGGCTGAAGCGTGACTTGCGCGAAGCAAGACGCACAAAACAGAATTGCTAAAATAGTATACTTCATGGTATTTTCAGGTAACGGATTTACACAAAAACGTTGCCTACTGCGCCGTCTGCGTGAGCCACTTGTACAGGTTATTGGCGATCACTCCGCCACCCTTGGCGTTGACGTGTGAAGTGTTCACCCATTCGCTACGGGCACTCGATTGAGCGTAGGTTCCCAATGAATAGCCGCTGTCGAAATAGCCTGCGCCCAGCGATGCCGCCAGTGCCATCTGGGAGTTGGCGTATTGCGCCATCACGTAAGTGCCAGTTAGCCCTATATCTACGGGCGGATGGAACATCACGTCCGCGTTCGGCATTGCCGTTTTCACCCAGCCATTCAGGGTTGAGAGCGCAGTGGCTTGCGATGCTGGAGTAGCATTCGCGATAATCTCATTCACTCCAAACTCAAAGAGCACCGTATTCGGAGTTAGTTCCGCAAGGGCGGCTTGCCAGTTGGCGGCATTCACGGCTGCATAGTTTGCGGCCAAAGTGCCGCCGTTCGAGATTCGATGCACGCGAGCACCTACTGTTCCATTTAGGCAATTCACTCCAAATAGCATCACGCCGCCCCCGGCTGACTTCAGGTAACTGGGCATGGACGATCCGGTAACAATCATGAATCCAGTGACTCTAAAACCGCGCCCGCCTTGCCCCGTGTAGCGGTTGATTCCGCACTGACTGTTTAGTAGCGATCCTGCTGTCGTTTTGTTAGCATTGATCCGATAGAGCGAGCCTGAAATCTGCGTAACGGTTGGCGCCGAGGTGAACCCGTTGTCAATGACCACTGCGAAGTCTCCGGAGGACGTACCCTCTGCGGGATTAGGCGCGTTGCCATCATCCATCACGATATAAAAGCTGATGTTGTAGGCTGTTCCGGTCTGAAGTGCCGTCACTGTGTACTTGGCTAACTCAGTGATCCCCGACGTTGCTACGACATGCGCCCCATTGCTTAATCCGTTTTCTGTGAAGTTGGCATTGGTCACGCCAGCAGAACAGATTCCCATCTGATTGCCTTGGCAAAGCGGCTCAGACCAGTTAATGAGGCTTGGGCCGGTCGCCGTTTTGATTTTCAGGACGAGCGAATGCGATGCCGCTGACAATCCCGTAATTGCTACTTTTCCACGCGCCAGAGTGGGATTGTTCGTGTTGATAGTAGTCTCTCCGCCACTGTCCACCGCCCATGAGAATGATGCACCATTTGGCTGCTTGGAATACAATACATCCATTTCTGTCGCCGTCGAAACAACTGTTTTGGTAGCAGGAATTGTGACATCAACGGACATCGTATCCGCATCGTTTACGCCCAGGGATGTCGGCAAGCCATGAGTGTCGGTCCATGTCCCAACGGTCGTTCTAGTCGCGCAATTGGGAGACTGTGACCACTCGTCAAGGTTGACATAGCCGCATCCGGCGTTGCCGTACAGAGCCTGTATTTTCGTGCGAAGTGGTCCGGTAATGTATTCGTTATTAGCCCAGGAGTCACCCACGAAAACGAAATCAAGCGCACCCGATGCAATACCGCTCGCCGCCCCATCAAAATCGCGTAGCAGGTAACGAGAGCCAGAGATCGAATTCCATCCTCCAGGAGTTGTGCTGGATGCAAGCAACGGTTGCCCCACCGAAAGGTTTCTTCCAATAACATTCAAGTTTGTTCCGTCATCGGTTAGCGTAGACGACGCTACTAGTTGGTGAGCGCTATTCGTTCCTACAAATGCAGCAGAAGTGGGGGGTACGCCGCCGTCGTAGCTGAGGGGAACCCACGCCGTTCCATTCGAGATGCACAGCGCCTTTGCCGTTCCGCTCCCTACCGTACAATCAGAAGCCGAAGCCGCGTCTGTAACGGTAGTCATCCAGTTCGTGTTGCCCGATGCCGCAGCCGGAAGCTGACTAGCACCCGCACCAATGGTTTTTGGTCCAATCACTACTGCGCTAAACAAGGTCCCATTAGCTGAGAATACTTTAGTCCATGTATTTGTGGCTGTACAGTAATATACATCGCCAAGTGCGGTATTGCTCCACCAGTCCTTTCCAGCCGTACAATTTCCGCTAGCCGCCAAGACACTCACCTGAACAGCGGGCTTCGCGTTTAAGACCGACTCTAACGCGGGATAAGCCGTACCGGGAACATTCTGAAACTGCGCAAACGCAGCAGCAGAGAAAAGTAAAAGTCCAATTAGTTGTTTCATACTATGATGTCAATACCCCAAATTCAGGCCCAGTCAATCCCGACCACTGCGTAGCCGTCAACGATCCCCAACTCAAAACGGAAGGAGTCTGCCCTCCAGAAATTGGTGTATCGTGCCAATCTTGCGTCCACCTAGCCGAGAATATCAGCCCAGCAGAAGCACCCAAAACAGTAAATCCGCCATACAGGTATTGCCCATACGGAACATTAACAAAAAGAGTATTCCCGGCAGGTATGCTAGTGTTTATAATGGTTTGCGGAGTAATTTGTCCATCAGCCATAGTAAACAAAATAGCCGCTCCGGTAGGATTGCTTACCCCAAGGCACAGTAAATCTATGTCTCCCGCAACTACATAAGCCGCAGTCGTGGGAACTGGTTCTAGCGGAGTCTTAACCTGATATGATAGACTCGGAGCATTGCAGTTTACCGCAGTGTATACATTGGGCACGATTTACCACCTACATTCATTTTAGCAAGAACTATTGATTCTGCCTAATCTTCTTGATCTTGTTCCTAATAATCTCTCGTTTCAGCGAGCTAATATGGTCTAGAAATAATACACCATTCATATGGTCAATCTCGTGTTGTATCACCCGCGCTAGCATCCCTTTAGCCTGAATGCACCGTATGACAAATTTTTCATCTTCAAACACCACGTCAATGTCTTTTGGACGTTCTACGAACTCAGAAAATCCAGGAACAGATAAACATCCCTCTTTACATACATACCTTCCGGTTCCACTCGGGACTGTGGGATTTATGAGGACGTACCGCTGGTTAGGATCTTCACCAAGGGATATATCCACAACGGCCACTCGTTTGGGCACCCCAATCTGTATAGCCGACAGTCCAAATCCGCCATACTCATAAACAACTTTCCACAACCTGGAAACCAAGTCTGGAATAGATGCCCGATCTTCACTCAATACCTGAGTAGATTCAGAAAGCAGAGCATCTTCGCCGTAAATCAGCAAATTGTCCATTTAAGCCTCCATAAAGTCCGGATTTCCAGAAAATAATGCACTCTCGCGCTTCCGCCGTATCACTAGCCCCGGTTCTACCTTTTTCCCAACATGACACCATTTTAACATCTCAGTCGCCGCCGCTGGATAATACCCAGCATTGAGCAGACTTATGAGTGTCGTTCCTACTAGTGAAGAAGCCCCAAGATTAAACACAAAAGAGCATAAAGCGTCGAACTCGTCTTGAGATAGCGGAACTTTCACGTATTTATGAACAGACTGCTCTGCATTGTGTAAATCCTCCGCAAGCCAAGCAGACGCCTGGACTGGAGAGCAGGTCATGCCCAAAGCTACCCCATGTGTATGACCGTATCCAATAGTCGGGATTCCCCGAGGGCATAAGTAAGCCGCCAGGATGCACCCTTCACTGGCCTGAACTATCTGATAGCACTTTTCGGAGGCCGTCATTAAACCGTTAACTCCCAACTCATGCCTTTGTCATAAAGCGCCATATTATGAAAGCCGATTACTGGTAGTTTATGCCAATCGTGAGACTTCAAATCGACAACATAAGCGACGTGTATATCAATCAATGGTGTAGCACGAACATAATCTGCCAACGGAATGGTAAGCGGAACGTCCGTAACCGGGTCATGAAAGAATTTATCTCCATTGCGATAAGACCGGCCAGGGACTTGCCTAACCAGTTTTGCCAGTTTAATAGTTCCTGATTTTGGCTCCCCCCACACAACTCTAGCCAGTGGAGGATGCCCGTCAAGCACCATCAGACCCGTCAGGATAGTCGCACGTGCGGCCCCCAGTGAATGCCCAATGACCACCCTTGGACCGTCCGTATGCTGCTTAATATCGTTCCATACGCCTTCCATGCCATCCATGAATCCAGAATGAACGGGTCCAAGCGCGTCATGGTCAAACGGGTCTACACACGCATCCAGATCCCGTAAAAAGTCAACGGGAGTCATAGACCCCCGCATCGTTACCACGGTTATCCCTTTTGTCACCTTAGCGGCCCAGACAACATCTCCAGGGCTGAAATAGTTCCAGCCCACCATTTGTCCGTATATCCCAACGGCTAGTGCTGATAAATCCCTATCAGACAGGACCATGATTACACCACAATACTAAAGTGCGCAGCAAGAGCTTCCAGGAGTTTCGCGTCCCGATCTGTCCATGCTTGCTCTGCGGGTGCTGTCGTCTCATTATAGAGAGAAATCACGCCCATAAAATTGATACAAAGTACGTCGCTAGTAGGCAGGAGCGCCATATTTAATGGCGTGAAACACTGTGGTAACACTTCACTCATCCCCTGCGGAAACACATAGTTTTGCGGAATGGCGTTAAGCGATTGGGCAGTGGCAACATCCAAGTATTCCTTACCGAACACCGGATCGCCAGAGGTCAGATCAAGCGTAGCAATATCAAAAGAGACTAGTTTAATGCTGCCCATCACAAGAGTATGAGCTGCAATGTAAGCAGCGTCGGCTACCCAATGCTTACGAGCCACAAGCGGATTGAACGCCCCCGGCTGGCCATATTGGACCATTGGGAACTGCCACATGATAGACAGTGGTGTGGATTGGATTACACCTTTAGGTGCAGACATGAATAATATACCTTCTCGCCCTTTCGCAAGGCGTGCGCTACGGAAGAGTTACCTCTTCGTTAACTAAGGGTTTCGACGATGCCGCAACCAACAATCCCTCTTTGCAGGCCGCTGGCCCTAAATTAATATCGTTAGCCAACAACGACTGTCCGAGGGTCACCAAATCAGCATGACCGGGAATAGCTGGAATCCAAGCGTTCATAATCGGACTAAACAACTGTGCGCCCACGCCCCATGCAGTGCTAGCCGCAATTACTCTTGACGCAATTAGAAGAGATGCTGTAGCAGCGCCAGCAGAGCCAACTTTAATCAATCGTTGAGCTAACGTGTCACTTTGATATGATGCGAGAATTAAACTAACCAGCGAGTTAAGTACAACCCGTGGATGCTGTGAACTCTTCATTTCAATAGCAGCCCTAACTTGAGGTTCGCTAGTGGTGATCGACTGTCCCGTTGTGTTACAGATAGTCACCCCCAATATAGTGTACCCCTTCGGAGGCTTGTGCCCAGTCAGGGTTTTAATTGCAGTAGGGCCTTGATCGGAAAAAGCGACCTTGATAGAACCCATGGGTAACACAATGGCCGTCGTAGCAGTTTGGGCATTAAGTCCAATAGTTAGACACAATAGAAACAATAACTTGCGCATGCTATCCGTTCTTTTGTGATGCCGTTCTTGGGCCACGTCCTGTTGCGCCCTGACCAATGCCAGCCTGTGCTTGAGCCGCAAGCTCTTGCATGATATTGGCTATATCTCCAGGGTCTTTCCCCATTACCCGCAATAGTTCGGGAATACTGGTTAGGCCCATCTTAGCTAGCGAGCTTGCCTCGATGATTTTGCTTTGCTTTGCATCTCCGCGTAATGACCCAGGAATCACCTTAAACGTGTAATTCTTCCAATAAGACTCGTCACGTTCTGATTCTGGGATTAGGTTATCGCCATTGAACTCAAAGTCCTGCATGGTGATTCCATCTTCACCCAATAGGTACATCCGTTGCCGGGTATTATAGAATTGGATCACATTGCTGACCGCTTGAATGCCCGCATCCCGTAAGAATGCCTCAAGGTAGCGCTCTTCTAACTTAATTGGCATCTGAAGAGAGTCACGCATCTGTTCTAATGTGTCGCCGCCAGGAACTTGATTCTTCCTAGACATTCCGGCCACATCCACAATACCGCTAATTCTGTCCATCTGCGGGCTAATATAGTTAGCCAACATCTCATATACATACGGCTGCAATACGGGGGTCTGTGCATACTGAATGTCGCTAGCCGGATTACCAAGCGGACCCAATAGTAACTTCTCTCCAGGCTTGTCTTGCTGGAAGGCATTCCAAGTAGAGGCCACTACCGCGCTAGTCTTAGAGATGAGCACGGGAAATAGATTCCTGCTTATCATATCCATGATGCCAGCGCCAATGTCGTTCATAGCCTGCTGCATGGGGAGAAGCGAGCGATAAGAAGACAACCCATAGAAAGACCATGGGACCGGATTTAACCGTAAACAGGCAAAGGGATACAATCCATGCCAGTAGGGGTTGGGTCCATCGTACATAATCTCATTATTGGCAAACACTACCAAGCGTTTGCGCGGATACAGCCGCTCTCTAGGCTTAACCTCATACCACCAATTATGCTGATCCAATGGCAAATACGGATCTGCCACAATTACGGTCTTATTGGAATCGTTGATGGTTGTATCGTCAATGTAGTATTCTTCTAGTTCAATCCCGCCAAAGTTCCACCCATTAATAGACGGAGCTACTTTCCCTCCAAACAAGCGTTGCAGGTTGGGCGCTAGGGCATTCCAGGTGTGCCCGCTCATCTCTTCAGGTTGGCTATATTCCGCTGAGGAATCAGACACCTGCGGAATATGATCGTTGCCAAGCCGGATTTTATCGGCCCGCATGGGGAAAACCTTACGGAAATAGTTAATCGGCTTCCACGTTCGATACAGGATGGCAAAAGACTCTTGGATGTGGAATCCAGGCTGAATAGGTAAGACTTGATCTGGGCCACAAGGAATCAATTTCATGCTGCCAGGGGAGGCCGCGCCAATCTTCCAAAACGCCGTACCCCATAGCATCCCAATATCCACAGCAGACACCAGCGACAGATCCATGTCCTGCGTCAGCCACTCAGACTGCAAGACCTTCTCAATGACCCCCGCCGTCTCTTTCATTGCGTCTACGTTAGTTTGAACGCAAATAGAGGGCCTTGAGTCACTGAGGAGAGCTAACTTATCCCGCCGCGCAGCTTCAATTCGGTTATCTACAAATCGGCTACGATGCTTTTTCCGGCTACCACTCCACTGATTACCTTCCAGGTATGAGACATATTTATTAACATTGGAGAACTCAGGACTAGATCGAGCGGTACGAAACGCTTCTTCCCGAAGAACGCTCTTATACGAACGCATCTTACTCTCATATTGTTCTCTAACCGAATCAGAGAGTAATGCTTCTTTATTAGATGCATCACGATAAGGCGCTCTTGGAATTTCCTGCACTGTCTATATCCATCCCAGATTATCTGAAGACTTGAATTTGCTATCTACCCCTACCTTCAAGTCGGCTGGCAGGTCTACCGGATCGTTCAAGTGCTGATGCTGGCAAAACCTTATTTGTTCTTGTCGATCCTTAATGAGTATTTTGTCTGAAGTGCCATCGTCATTTCGTCTATACTGGTAATGTGGTTCAAACCCTTTTGTCCCGTCGCCAAAGATAGAAAGACGGGCAGCACTTACCAGCCGCTCAACCACACACTTGCAACCGGGACACTTGGGATTTTCTTCATTCCATTTTGCAAGAAAAAATTCGTATTTCTTCTTGCACTGCGGGCATTGACCGTCGTATGTAGGCAAACTTACCCCTCTGCTACTTGACCCCGAATCAAACCAACCACATCTGTCCCGGTAATACCGCGTTTATCTAGCAACTTCTCTAGGTATTCCTTATCTGAGTTACTAATAACTAGATTGTACTCAGAACGGCTGAGCCCGTAAATCCAACCAGCACCCAATACCTGATTAACGGCCTCTACAATGAAGTCTTCTGGCTTTGAGCCATAGCAGGCCGCAATATCAGTGAATGAATCGACAATCGCCGGGTCCAGTGGAACCTTCAGAACGTTCATGCCATCCTTCTGCCCTGAAGATTCTTCGACTTTCTTAACGATTTCCTCTGAGTTTTCGACGTTCTTGCGCATAATTCGACCGATTCTCGCCACTTCGCCAGGAGAAAGCACGATCCCACCATTGATATAGTTGGAGATTAGCTTTTCTACTGCGGAGACTAGGCCATCGTTGCCCAACTGTGTCATGGACTTCTTATAGTCCGATGGAGAAAGTTCGAATGTGATAACGATTGACTTCTTGTTTTGTTCTACTGGCACATTACCCCTTCACTTTCTTGAGATTCGGGTTCGCCTTCTTGGCACCCTTGGAAGCGTTACGAGCACCCGCCGCAATGATGGCACTAGCGCGCTCTTTGCTATAACCTTCTTTTTTCTCGACCGATTTCTCAGCCGCCTTGAAACCTTCGCCTTTGGCCATTTTATTCCTCTCACTACTACTATTATGTTAACATTATAGAGAACACTACGCAACTCAGAAGTGATCCCACTGGAATCCGCGATCTTCGTCATCTTCCCAATTATCCGGGTCCGCATCTCGATTCATGATGCGTTCAACATACTTAACTCCACCGGGAGCGGGCGGATCGAAGTTCTTGTGTCCAACAATCCGAATACTGCCGCACTTAGGGCAACAATCTTCTTCGTTGGGTATCTCAGCACCCCATGTCTGATTGCACATGTCACAAGACATTACCCATGGGGCAGACTCTACCGACGACTTCTTAATTGGAATAAATCCCAGGGAATCGTCCCAATCCGTCTCATGAGAACAATACAAACAGATCAGACCAGCCATGACGGTATCGTCTTTGAATTTCTTGCTAGCTCCTACATTGTTTAGATTCTGAACCCTGTCGTCCTCACGTCGAAAAGTGCGCATCTCAGAAGCAAACTTAGGATCTCTCACAAACCAGCGTTTCGTCCGCAAAAACCTGATACCATTGATGATAATCTTGGGTTTGTTGACGTGATCGGTTTGGAATCCGCATACGTTAGATTGCAACTTAGACGAGTCTATATTCAATTTCCGATATAGATTCGGGTATTGTAGTTGCAGCCTTAGATAATCGGCAGTAGTTCGCGGGCCTGTAATCTCACAGGCTATCTGTGCTTCGTTATACCATGTCGCTATTTTGGCTCCCTGGATTGCCAGATCTACAGCGTCAATAGTATTAGAACGTAGGGTACAGCAGTGAACATCGAAGCCGCCCTTTCGGTTAACCCGGTTCACCCAGATTACGGAGTTGTCCTGCCCAACACCGTTAGACGGGTCAATAGCGGCGTAGTATTCCGCATCGCGCTTCGGCGGCTCCCAAACTTGAATGATCTTCTGATCGTCTTCGTGGCTTGACTTGCAGCCCTCTACGCAGCATAGGCCCTCTTTATTGATCCCATGGAAGTTGTTCTCATTGTCGAAGAAGCCAACCATCGGCGCAGGAAACGATTTGGCATTTACAAAGTCTAGACACTCATCTGGAAATACAGAATTCCCAGATACGATAAATGCTGATTTGGCAGATATGGCTAACTCTTGCTCAATCTTCCTTTTGTCGGTTGCATTATTGTGGGCGTCCTCCATATAGTACATTTGCCCATTAGATAGCTCATATACATGCAACGTCCCCTTCTCGCATACCAAGCATTCCAGACCGTCTCTGTCAATGTGTCCAAAGAACCTATCGTGGAATCTACTACATAGCGGATTATCACACTTGACCCATTCGTTTTCTACGGTATCCTTGATATCTAGCGTTTTGACGGTAGGAATCCACCCTCGCGGTGGAGAAAGAAAATAAGACTTTTCAAAGAAGAAGGGCAGGAATCGTGGTTGCCACTCTGCGCGCTCTGCAAGGTCCACCATGCGATCCCAGAGGTCATTGCCATACCCACCAGCACCCTTAGCCGTAGACTCCAATACGGCGATAGTTTCTGGAGAGTTAACAAGTGCATACTTTAGCTCCTCTTCTATTACTCGCTTAGGGTCCATATACGACTCGAATTCACTCATGTGGCAGAATCCAAGGCGCATTCCCATGCCAACGCCAGTTAGCTTATTGGCCCACTGAACATTCATGGTTGAGTTTATGCCGGGATGTTTTTTAGAGTCTTCACCGAATGGTGTATCAAAGATAATACCCTTCTTAATCTCGAAAGAGCGCACATCGGGTTTTAACCATACAGGAAGTTTCGAGTATATAGAGTGCATGTATCGAAACAGATAAGCAGCATGCTCTTGCTCCCAAGAAACCACAAGACCAGACCGATTAGGAAAGAAGGCGATAGCCCACAAAGCCATAGCCTCCAAAAGCAAAGAACATCCCAATTGTCTTGCTTTTATCACTAATACCTTCTGAGGTTTTCCTTTCCTTTTCATATCCGCGAGGGATTCGCAAATCAGCTCTTGCGATTCCCAGAGGGTAAACAGCTTGTCTTTCCCGTCTTTATCTACAATCCAAAAGTAGTTCTTCGCCGCATAGCGGAAGTCTGAGCGTATCGCATCTATTTCAGCCGTGATCGTATCTATCTCATTACGATTGCACAGCGCATAGAACTCCGCTAGATCGGTTACTCCTTCGAACTTACCGCTCTCAAAATAATCAATCAGGTCGCGTACTTCTGGATCTTGACAGTCCCGGTACTCCGGACGATGGATAATAAAGGCCATTAACCTACGATTTCTGCGTCAATTATCGTATCATCGCTCCGGCTAGGCTTTCCTCGCACGTTATCTAAGTTTTTGACAATGCTTGCAAACGTCTCACCACGGTTCTTATCTACATTCAACGTATTATTGTATGTATTAGACTGAATCGTTAAGCCGCCGCCAGTCTTAATAAAGTTTAAGACTTCAAGTCCCATTTTCAGCGCTTGCTTGTCACCACCCTTAATCTGCTCCTTCAGCTTACTGAAGGTAACTTCCATCAAGTCAGGGACTTCCTTAATAAACTGTTGCCGCTGATAATCCTCCAGGTTTTCCTTGGTGATTTCAGCGGCTTGTATTTCCGTAGCTTTGCTAGATTTGATTAGTTCTTTTCCGACTTCCGACACTCAAGCTCCTTGACCGATGCGACCAATACGCCAAAACACTTATATACATACTTGTAGAAGTCTTCCCTAGAAATTAAAGGGATGTCTGGCTCAAGCAATGGCACCGCTAAACTATAGTCTAGGATATATCCACGCTGCGCTCCAACGCCTACACACCGTTTACTGCTTGGATGCCCAGCCATGACATAAACCATGTCATCACCAAAGTCACCACTGGAGTCTTTTCTAACGGCTACCCACTGCCCATACATATGCACATTATTAAACGGACACATATACCCAGTAAAAGCAATACTCCAGCCAGGGATGCACAACCCCCCCCTTTCAGCTATGTACTCTTCTATGTCGTTATTTAACCAGTTTACCGGCTTATTCATTTAATGCGCACCCCCCGCAACGGGGTTATTCTCCCATTCGTCGTTATATCTGTCCCATTCCGCTTCCGCAGCCTCAAACAAACGATGAAGCGCTTGTCGAATCGTTTTCTGAAATTCCCAGGGATCAGAATTGATAGCGTCTAGTGCATCCATAATAGATAGTGGACTTTGCCCAGGATTCAGATCCAGACTAAAAGTATCACCCCTACGGAACTCAGCGGGCACACTCATATTAACCCTTGACTTTCTATCAACTCCTTGAATCGTGATATAAAGCGCCTTCAGCCTTTTTTCCTTGCCGTCTATTGTTTTTAGCGGAACAGCCACGCACTGCCCATACAAATACGAACTTTCGGCTCTTTCTTTATATCCAGTCCACTTGAATCTGTATGCAGAAACTCTTTCATCGGCATACGCCCCTAAAATAGCAGAGATAGCCATGTTGAGACTATTTACGTCTTCTATTTTGATTTTTTTTGTGAGTTCCATATTTTCCAATTCATTTCTTGCTCATCTTGCTCGCGAGGGACGACACCAAACATCGCATCAGAAAGGAATCCAGACAACCCCTTGTCCGTTTTAGCCTGAGCAACCATGTCAGCAATCCCCAGTTCCGCCGCCTCAATTGCTCTGAATATGCAATCCGCGATTACTATGTTTTCTACAACCTTATACTTGCCATTAGCTAGAGCTTGCTGCATATCTCTAAACCAACCATCAAATAATAGGTCGTAGGTTTCCATAGTTCGGCGCGGAAGTGTAAATCCAGGCTCCGTGTTTCCGCTTAATGCAGTGAATCCGGGAAAGTAAGAATAGGCTAGCACTTCCGGGATTCCTAATCTCCGGTCTTCATCGCAAATTAAGAGCTTTGCGCTCCAACACACGTTCAAGCCGCCTTCTCGATCTCCAGGCAACTCTAAGTCAAGCCGTATTTTCTTACCAATGAGCTTCTCTAACGCCGCTATGCGGGCGTATGCTCTGTTCCACATTAGACCCCATATAGCCCAGTTATAGAACCGAAGTATGACGCCAACAGCCCAATCTTGAAGACTTTCATACCGCATTGCCGCCGCCCCAATTGTTGATGTTGTCTGGAACCCCATGAACTGCTGGAAGAACTCGCACCGGAATCTCTTTTCCACCACGAGACACTTGCTCCTTAATCATCTTGATGGCTTCTTCTTTAACGTCCTTTGCTGAGATGTTTTCCTCGCAGAATATAAATCGGTCTGGAAAGAGAATCACGTCTTCACTGTCTGTGCGTTTCTTGACAATGCGCAAGGTCACCCCAGACTTTCCCTTGCCGTCTTTGTCCAGATAAGTTTGTGAGTTTAGTAGCTTCCCGACATAGCAAGTAACTTCCATAGCTGGCTTTGTTGGGAAAACCTTCATTTCCATGACGGTAGGAAATTCCTGTTGAAACTCATCGAACATCTCGTCAAGATCGCGCGGCTCATCGAGAAATTGATTTACAACTTCGGGCTCAGTTTTATTGGACTTTTTAACCACGACTGATCTAGAATCGGCGTCATCTCCTTGCTCTATGCCCTTATTGTCCAACTCTTGGACTTCCGGCTCCCACATCGGAGGATTTGTTTCAAATAAATCCTCAAATAGTTCAAGAGCGCCGACGATCTTTCCGGCTAGCATGTGTTTCGCCTCCACCGACAAAACCGAGTTAGCCGAAGACTTGGAAAGTATCTTAACAATTAGGTCTTCTTTAGTCATAGTTACATGGCCTCATTTCCAACGTCTTCCAGCCCGAATCCCTGTCCCATACTTCCGTATACCATACCGGCTGCAACCACTTCCGCCTCGTCAATGGACCTTCCGCCCTCTACCAGCTCTTTGACGACGCGCCTCCTGAAAGTATTTAGGTCTTCCTCAATGGTTTCGTCCTCATGCCCGCGCTTCTCGTCCAAAGTGCGCTTCATTAGGCTAACGGCCTCTTTGAGTTGTTCTTTCTTTACCGTAGATCGTTCCAGATTAACCGTAGCCTTACTTAGTGCTTCGGTGTTCTTGCTAAGCTCAGCAACCGCTATGGTTAGATTGGTAGCAGCTTCAGCGGTACGATTTAGCCGAATATCCTTAGCTAAGGCATCTACAGCGTCGATCATCCCAGTCGCAGATGTACTGATGAGATTAGACGCCTTAGCCATGGCCCGCGAGGAGCGATTAAAGGAGTTTGCGACCTTCTGCAATTGGAATACCACGATGACAACACAAACAACAAAAAAGCACGAAAGAAACAGCTCAAGCATCTCTATAGCCTCTCGCCAAATGCAATGGCGCAATTGCAGTCCATCCTGGCGTCACGTATCTTACGTATAGCCACCGCGCGGTCTGGCCCAGGAGGTACAAGTTCAACAATCCACTTTACGGCTGTTGCCAGGGCATCTCGAATGGTTTTTCCGTCTTTGATTTGTTTCGCATTCCACTCATGGTATTCAAAGGCGTAATCAACGGCCTCTTCTACTTCTGGAGTTAGCTCAGTCGCTCTTGTGAAATCTACTGCCATACTCAATCCTCAATTCCTAATGCGGCCACTAAGCTAGTCCCTCTAATACCCATATGGCCGCTGTCTGAGTATCTTCGTCGGAGGTCACCTAGCCCTTCATCAATCCCCAAAGGGCGCAAGCCAAGGAGAAAAAACGCTTACGCCCCACCATGAAGCTCGTTCCGAAGGAGGTATTAGAACGGAGCTTCGTCCACAACGTCTTCGTCTTGGTGCGGCCTGCCGCCACCAGAGCCAGAACTAGAGCTTTTGCCCAACAGTGTAATAACGTCGGCTGCAATCTTGAAAGAAATGTGGTCTTGCCCATCCTTGCCCTTATACTTTTCTGTCTTGATCCGGCCCTCAATGTAAACTTGAGTACCCTTGGTTAGGTAAGGAGCAACAGATTCCCCGCCCCACCTTTCAATAGTATGGAACTCTGTCTCTTCCTTGATCTGCCCGCGTGTCTTAAATTTCCGGTTCGTTGCTACCGCGAATTTGAGTACGGTGTATTCCCCAACGGAAACAACCTCCGCGTCTCTCACAACATTACCGATCAGTAAAACCTTATTCAGCCCATTCATGGTCGTTGCCTCTTTCGTTAGTCTACTTGAAATTCGCCAAATGGATAGCCAATAATTTGTTTCAGCCTGGAAAAGTCTTTGGCGTTCAGCGAACACTGTGTGCCATGTACAAATACAATGCTGAATAGTTCATTCTTGTGGTTATCTACAATAACGTCGATAACCACTCCCATTACTTGATTCGCATCAAAGCACATTGAATTTCCGAGTACTGCGTCTTTTGCACTAAACCAATTTCGTTCCATCGTCGTCTCCCGCCTTTCTCCAAATGTACGTCCAAACGTCCGTTATCCTGACTCCGACCACCATTCCTCTACGGGTAGCCGCTTGCTTGATAATGCCATGCAAATTGCTACGCTTAGAATCAATCGTGTCAAAACGTACCGCTTCATCGTCTGGCAAACCATCCAAGCGAGCCAGGGCGTCGTAAACGTCAGTAGCGCGGTCAAACGCCCTCTTCCGCCCCGCATATTGTCCTGGAATGTTAGCAACTTTGACCGTTTCTACCGACATGATTAACCTTCTTTTTTATTGCTTTACTAGATCCGTGGTGATCGGAGCAGGAGACTGCGGAAGACCCGCCAATAAAGCCTGAACAACGGCGTCAAGCGTTTGCAAAGACGTAACGTATGTCTGCAATAGACCAGTTTGGACGCTCAGATCGCTTGTAATAGTCGCTTGAAGCGCCGCAGCCTTGACCTGATCGCTGGCAGTTTGCGTACCTGCATTAACATACGCGGTTCCTGCATTTTCAGCAGCCGTGGTCGCATCACTGAGGGATGGAAGCGGAGTTACTAGGACAGTGGACATAATATCTTCTTTCTCACCCTTTACGCTGGGCCGCGATTCAAACCAATTGCCAAGGAAACCGCCCACGGAAGAAATTAACCCCATGATAGTTTCCCTCTACTCTCTAATGATACCACACCATGCAACAACGCGGTAGTATTATTAACCAATCTTTAGCTTTTCACGCAAGATGTATATTTCTCGCAACAGCCGCTCAGTGTGCTCTTGAGCAAACGCGGCCAATAGCTGCGTACTGTAGTTTTTGTCTTCGATGATGGAGAAATACTCTTTTTCGATTCGCTGAATCTCTTTTTTAGTCATGGCAGCTTATGCTTGCGACAACAGAATCAAAACAAGCAAAATTACGATGATAATCAACATAAAACTACCTCCCTGAATCGCCTAGTCCGCTCTCGCCTCTAACTGTTTTGTCCAACTCTTGGACAATGCTATACGTCACTGGCTCATACTTACTAAACACCAATTGGGCAATGCGATCCCCAATCTGCACGTCGTAAGGATTCCGCCCAACGTTAACCAATATAACACCAATCTCTCCACGATAACTTGGATCAATCGTTCCTGGACTGTTGGCTACGATAATACCCTTGGCTGCCAGTCCACTCCTCGATCTGACCTGAGCCTCCAGCGGAACAGCAAACGTCAGACTCAAGCCCGTATGTACCACCACCACATCTGCCGGGTTCAGCCGTACTTGTTCTACGGAGTAGAGATCGCATCCTGCATCTTCGCCATTCCCATGTGCGTACACCGGAATCCTTGCGAATCGGTGGTTCAGCTTAACGCCTACCGTCGTCGTTTCGTCTTGATCTGTTTTCTTAGTTGCCATCGTTCATCCTCCACTTCCTTATGTTACCACAGCTCATCGTCCCAGTGGCATACTTTCGCGGCTTTGTTTGACGTTGTTCTCGATCCGCACACTCATTATTTAATGTTGATCGCCGTTCAGTTAGATTATCTCATCACGACGGCTTTTGAAAATCGTTGAACGTTGCAACCAAGCAGGTAGAGAAACAATAAGCGCGGTGGGTAAGTCAACAACTCAGCGCAGTCCGCTACGCGGCCTCGCTAGAGACAGCTATGGATTGGACCCTGTTCTGGGTACAAAACCTTATAGCCATAAGCTATGTATAAGTATAAAAATGCTTATACGAGGGTAGTACGCTTCTCCAGGTTTGTCTCCAGACAGATAGACAAGGGTATCTTGCTACTTCTGGGAGATGCCCTGCTTTTATCATGCAAAGCAACGATCTCATATTAGGTCATTTCGGCCAGATACGCCATATTTAGCAATTACACTAAACAAGGTGGTTATCTCTCCACGGTGATCTCTAGCTTTTGACGGCCATCACGCCGTCCTTCTTGCCTAATACCCGCCCCCCACCAGGAACTTGGTGCGACCCCTGGCCTTACCCAAGTCATAGCCCAACACGAATCGAAACGCGTGCGAATCAATGCGTGCGCGGCTCCCCTTTGATCCCTAACGGTCAGTGGAGAAGCGACCCTCACGATTTTGGACTTGCATTACAAAGTATCGTTAAGCGATCAAGTATAGTTCTGGAAGCGGGTAGTAGCAATGGGCTGCGCCGTCGCTTTCCTTCGTTGGTGTGCGGTGTTCGTTCAACATGAACCGCTTATCTGCTGCGTGTGCCATCGTTATCCTTTATGGGCTTCTGCCAATCTAGGCTTATTCCACTTGATACACCTGCACTTGGGGCAACTTTGCGGTTCCGATAAGATATTCCTACGAAACCACTTATGACCACACTTCGTACAGGTTCTATAAAATAGATCAACACCATCTCTATCTTTAGTATTGCATATCTGCTGTTCTGTGTCAAGCTGCTGCATGATTATTTTCCTATCGTCATTGTGAAGACTCGATAAAACACAAGTCCAATTATTAGACAGAGATACAAACGCAACGTGATCAAGGAAACCTTGACGCCGCGCGTTATTTTCATCGGGCCAATCTCGTTCATGTCAATCCTCCAGGTTTGATACCACCGGCTTTAGCCGGTTGCTTTTCAAGAGACGAAGTTCTATACTTGAGACAGTGAAGCTCACCGCCAAAGTCAAGATCCTCGCCTCTG